ATCTTTTTTATTTTTTAATTCTTCATATTTCTCTGCTTTAATACTACGTATCTCAACAAGTGTTTTTTCATAACCATAACAATTAATATTAAAACGTTTTAATAATCCTTTCTGCTCTAAACGATTTTTATCTTGAACATTTATTAAATACTGTGCCATACACATCAATCGTTCGTGGTCATAATATGAACGACCAGAAAATATAAATGCTAATATAAAAAGTAACATAGTTTCAATGGTCGCTACACGTAATTTCGTATGATTCAATGTAATCTCATTATAACTATAACACCCATATGGTTCGTATATATAACATATTGTATCTCCATTTACAACAACTTCATAATGCGTTAAAATAATATCATCACCAACACTTGGTTTTTTGATAACCTCAATATATTTAAATCCATTGCCTTGTAATTTTTCTTTTAATATATAAGCAACTGCTTTTGGGTCTATTGACAATACATCAAATTCAGGGATATAATCTAATTGTTTTTTTTCATTTGATGGCATATAACGTCCATATAAACTAGCAGCATATCCACCGATAAACACACATCCTTCATTAATCATTACATCTTTTACCAAGTTATGTAATGCATCATTTATTTCATTGTTTTTTGTAAAATCTCTTATAAAATTTATTTCTGAACATTTCGCATTAGTAATAAACGGATAATGTTTATTTAAAAGAATAAGGCGTTTATATACCTTTTCCCATCGCGAAACATCACCATCCGGTCGTGACAATTCATTATACATTTGTAATCGTAGATAATCAGGCGGAGAATAGGATATTCCATCTTTACGTATTGACTGTTCATATAACACATTAAATATAGTAGAATCCATTTGAGTTATATCTGCAATTGGTATAAAATTAACATAAACCTTATAAGTTCCAATATGTACCCCTGCTCTAACTTCCACATCACTATATCCTTCCCTTGCGTATATATCTGCCAATTCTTTGGAAAGTGCTAATGCTTTTGAAGAGTAAAAATCATAATCAGGAATTTCAATATCTTTATTATAAAATTGGTCATTTAAGGGTAAAATATTGTTTATTGCAGTTCCGCCATAACAAACGACCTTTTTACGTCTAAGAAATTTCTCTAATATTTTAATAATAGCATCAATATTGTTTGATTCTTTTATTTTTTGACCAGTTTTTTTTTCAGCAACATCAACTGCATTTCTTAATAATAATAATTCTTTTTCTTCAAATGTTAATTTTTTATTACAATTAACATTTTTTACCATTTATAATAAAGCAATATTAATTTTTATTATAAATTATGGTTAAACTATGTTTAAACTATGTTTACAATTTACTATCCGCTAATTGGTCATTAAAGGATACTGCTAATGATTCATACGACACATTCGGGTCAGCATCAGGAGGTTTAGGAATAAATACAGGAAGATATCTAAGACTTTCAGGTTTTAGTACAAACGCATACCCTTCATTATCAAAATATTGAGTATAATCTTTCATATAATTATCAAAATTTTGAAAAGATAAACCAATCATTTGAACACCATATAAATTTGCTATACGAAACGGAAAATTTGTATTGGTTGGAGATAAATCCGGTAAAACAATTGACATATTTTGCCGATTATAATGTTTTAGTTCATCCGGGTCATGCGTAAATTTAACTTCACTGAATCTTAATTCTTTAACAAATGCCGAATTACTGGTTATATTTACATATTCATTTAATAATGTTGATGCAAAAATCGGGTTTGCTTTATCTACCATAATAATAACCTTTTCTCTTAACAATAAAATTGGATAACCTCCAATATTTAACCCGTTATTTTCATAACTAAATTTTTTACCTAATAATTTTTCAGATAATGTATCATATAACTGTTTTGCAATTTCATCGTGTATTTTTACACTACTTGTCATAATCCTAAAATGTAAGATTAATGGATCCGCTGGATTTGGACAATTACTACCAGAAAATGCATAATTCGCAACTGTTTCCATTGCTGTAGAAAATAATATCGTATTGTATGTTTCTTTAACATTAAAATCATTGGCGGATGATGCTGCAATAACTGGTTGATTATCAACAGCATATATTTCAAAATCTAAACAACGTGCGCCTTGTTTAATACAACTACGTAGCGCACATAAATTTACAAAATCGTTTTTAAAATTACCCGATGAACAACAATTATATGCTGTTTTTATAAAATAATCTCTTAATTTATAATCAATAAATTTATCATTATTGGCGCTAATATTACTTATAAGTGGAAATTTAGTATACACTTCGTCAATATTGGCACAATTTTTCTTATTTAATCCGATTTTATTAACACTCCACACAAATATCATCAAAAATAATAAGAAGATAATAACAATCATTACTTGAGTGATTGAATCTGTTTTTGCCAAATCACCTGTAGTTTTAATCTCTGCTGTATCTTCAAATCCAGCATTAAATGTTTTGGGACCACCTGTTCTAATAATTGCACTAATTTCATTTGATTTATCTGCTAAAAATCTACCCAATCGGTTATTCTTAACTAAATTTATACCCCATTCACCTGCGTGCTTAATCGCATTAGCGCCTGTTTTTGTAAATTGTGGTGCTTTATTTTTAACGCCTTTGGCAACTATATTAGTTGCATTAACTCCAGCTTGAATAGAACTCATAACTTATATTAACATTTCATTTTTTTTTATATATAATTATTTATTGTTTAAAATTGTTTAAAATTGTTTAAAATTGTTTAAAATTGTTTAAATAGTGTATTAATAATAATATATAATTTACAGATAAATAGAATTAAAAAAGTAATATCATTATATACAAAGGGTATGCCAGGTGGAATACTAAATTTGGTTTCATATGGTAATCAAAATATAATGTTAAATGGTAATCCATCAAAGACAATGTTTAAATGTAAATATTCTAAATATACAAATTTTGGATTACAAAAATTTAGAACAGACTTTGATGGGTTAAGAACACTTCGCCTTAACGAGTCTTCGCATTTTAAATTTAAAATTTCTAGATATGCCGAGTTATTAATGGATACGTATTTAGTTGTTTCCTTACCTCATATATGGAGTCCGATATTGCCTCCAAATTGTGTTGATAGATATCAATGGCGACCTTATGAATTTAAATGGATTAAAAATCTTGGTTCACAGATGATTAAAGAAGTGAAATTCACAATCGGTGGTCAGATTGTTCAAAAATTTTCTGGAAGTTATTTGCAAAATCTAGTAGAGCGTGATTTTAATGAAAGCAAAAAACAGCAGTACTATAATATGACCGGAAATGTAAATGAACTAAATGACCCTGCAAATTCAGGCACACGTGTGAATGTATATCCAAATGCATACTATGATGGTGTTAATTCTACATTGGGTTCAGAACCATCTATACGAGCAAGAAAATTATATATACCTTTAAATATTTGGTTTACATTGGCAGCAAAAATGGCATTTCCTTTAGTGAGTTTACAGTACAATGAATTAAATATTGAGATTGAAATACGTCCAATTAATGAATTATATGTTATAAGAGATGTAACAACAATGGATATGAATTATGTACAAGCAAATCAAACAATCGATGAGTTTCAATTCTATAGATTTATTCAACAACCACCAAATGTTGAATTAGATTATACCTCGGCAGATAAGAGAACGAATTGGGCAGCGGATATTCATTTAATAAGTACATATGCTTTTTTATCAGAAGATGAAATGCAAGTCTTTGCTGCGAATCATCAACAGTATTTAATCAAAGAAGTCTATGAATATTCATTTCCGAATGTTACCGGAACAAAAAAGGTTAAATTGGATAGTTTGAGTATGGTCGCAAATTGGATGTGGTATTTTCAAAGAAGCGATGCCTATTTAAGAAATGAATGGTCTAATTACAGTAACTGGCCTTATAATTACCTGCCGTCTGATTTAAAAAATCCTTCAGAAAATAATGGGTTTGATAGTATAACCTTATCTTGCGGAAACTATACGCCGGCGATTGACCCCGAGGGGATTGGATGTTTTACCGGACAAAATAATTCTCCATCAAATATTTATGTGACGGGTCGTTATAATGTCGGAAATCAAAAGGATATAATGCAAACGTGGGCATTATTATTAGATGGAAAATACCGCGAAAATGAGTTTGATGCTGGTGTTTTTAATTATGTGGAAAAATACTCACGTTCATCAGGAAATTCGCCGGATGGATTGTATTGCTATAATTTTAACTTGAAAACAGACCCGTTTGATTTTCAACCAAGTGGAGCAATAAACTTGAGTAAATTTAAAGATATTCAATTTGAGTTTAATACATTTCAACCACCACTTGACCCATCTGCACAGGTATTTACTGTATGTAATCAAACAACGGGCGATATTATTGGCGTAAATAAACCAACGTGGCGTATATATGATTATAATTTTGATTTGACTGTGTTTGAAGAACGATTTAATATATTGACCTTTACGGCAGGAAATGCGGCGTTAATGTATGCTAGATGATAAATCTATCTGATTAGATGCTAGATAAATGTAAATGTAAATGTAAATGTAAATGTAAATGTAAAATAATAATAATATATGAATTATTATTTTATTAATGTGATTTTATTAATGTGATTTTTTATTGGTTACAAATAGTATTTACTATTTACTTGGCGGCGGCACCCTTGGCGGCGGCCTTAGCAGCGGCGGCACCCTTGGCGGCAGCGGCAGCGGCGGAAGCAGCCTTGGCGGCACCCTTAGCGGCGGCGGCGGCCTTGGCGGCAGAGGCACCCTTGGCGGCAGAGGCAGCGGCGGAAGCGGCCTTGGAAGCACTCTTGGCGGCGGTCTTGGCAATGTTAGTTGCTACTTTGACGGCGCGCTTGGCAGTTTTAACACGACGAGCCCTGGCACGACGAGCAGTTTTAGACGCCGTAGGGGAACTTTTGCGAGAACCTTTGCGAGAACCTTTACGCGATTGAACCATTTATATATATAATTAACAAAAAAATATTTTCTATATTGATTAATGTTAATATAAATAATAATTACACTAAATATATTTATATCAGAAAAATATGGAAAATATATTTATATCAGAAAAATATGGAAAATATATTAATTAATTAGTAAATTTATTATAAAAATTATTATAAAATTTCTATTTTTTACCAAATAGTATCGCTTTTCCACCACATACCATCGGTTTTTTTAATTCCGTAAATTTGTTTAAATAGTTCTAAACGAGCCATTGCGCAATTCACTCTATATTTTTCTAAAGGATGAGGATTTGTTTTTAATTGTGCCTGAATTGCTTTTTTATAAATTAATTGCTGTCCTTGAATTGCTAAATTCATATAAAATTTTGCTAAATTCATTTTTTTCATTTTAGTTAATTCGTCATTAATCACTTGATTATCAAGTAAATAACCTTCAACTAAGGCCATTCCCGAAATATCTGCTAAACTTTCACCTGCGCTCATTTCAGCGTCAAATATAATTCCATCTCTTTTTGCAAATATTTCATATTGATTAATAATATCTTTAATCTTTCCCTTAAATGCCTTTCTATCAGCATCCGTCCACCAATTATTCAAATTTCCATCCGCATCAAATTTACTACCAGTATCATCTAACGCGTGCGATAATTCGTGTCCTAAAGTATAACCAATATACACTAAATTATATTCTAACCCTCTTTCTTCTAAATCAATAAAAGGTTTTTGCAAATACGCTAAAGGAACATAGATGGAATTACTATTGGGTCTATAATAAGCATTTACCATATAGCATTGAGTTCCAACCAACTTAAAGGCATTCCAATCAAACTCAGGGACATCAACAATAGGTTTGCCTTCAAGTTCTATATATTTTTTATGCTTCCAGCGAAGGAGCAACCCAACATTGTATAAAGGATCGTCGGATTTATAATCAAAAATAGGGTCATACCGTAAATTTGTGGGTGCTCCAACCATAATTTCTAATTTATTCAATTTTGCTAAAGCAGCATTCTTTGTTTTGGGGGACAACCAATTATTAAGTTTTATTTTTCCAATAAACAATTGTTTCAAATCATCGGTTAATCGTTTCACATAGTTTACGTAGAGCGGATTATAATTATGTTTAACATATTGTTCTGATAAGAAGGTATTAAACATTAAAGATAATGCGAACAATGGATAAATTTCCGAAGGCATTTGACTTGGTTGTCCTTCTAAAAATTTGTGATGGAAGTTGTAGTGAATATGACGCAATGAATCTTCAAAACGTATCATTTGCTTAAATTGAATAAACAAAAAGTAGGTTTGCCATTTTTTAGAATTCCAATTCTCTTTGTATAAACGCGTCATACATTTAAAACCATTTAAGTTAGTAATAACTACTTCTTTTGGTATGGTTTTAAATCCAAGTTTTTTCGCAAACGTATCCCAATCAAATCCATAGGTTTTTTCTAAATTATGGGTGCTAATCTTATTATAATAGTTGGGGTCGGTTTTAATATTCTCATCACATCCCATTGCCAATAACATATCATATTCAACATCCCAAATATCGTGTGCTTTATATTCCTTTGCTCTTTTTGCGCCCAGACATGCAATAAATACTTCGTCAATGTATTTCAGATATTCTCTCTTTACCTTACTTTTGTATTTCTTGGTTTCAGCGTTATCCGTATCTAACGTATTAATGTATATCAGGTAATCATATATACCTAATTTCCCGAAAGACATATGACTAATGTATTTTTTCACATTTTTTTCATCCGGATTTAAATACCACTGTATAGGCGAGTATAAAGAAATTGTTTCATTTGAATTAACCATTGCTAACAATCCATACATATCATCTGCTTTAATAAAACCATCTAATTCATTAACAACGGCGTCTACGTGTTTATACATAATTTTCCGCGTGTCATTGTAAAGAGATTTGTAGACATTATCAATAGCAATTGCTGTTTTATCCTTTGGGTTTTCTTTGATATAGGTTTTCATATACTCAATTAGTTTGTGATAAACCTCTTCTTGAACAATACGAAAATGGTCATATTGAACGTAATAATTTTTATCCTTATCACTTTTTTTCTCAATATCGTGACCTTTGAACCATTCGTCATTAACATAGGTGTAGTAATCATTCTTTAATAAATTAATCACTTTAGGTAAATTGATTTGAGCAAAATTTTCTTTCAAGAAAGCAGTGTATTTTTCCTTATACGTTTTTAACGTTTTATATTTGGGGTTTTTTCTAAATTCATCTCTTACTTCTGTAAATTTTTCTATGTTTTTTTCATTTTTGTAAAAGTTTCCTTTATACATACTGAACTGACCAGTAGAGCATATTTCGCCCATTTGATTATCATTATAACAACGTTTTAC